TACAACATCATAACTTCCAGGAATTAGTTTGATATTTTCAATTTTAAAGTTGAAAGAAAAATCTACATTAGTTTCTCCAACAACAATTGAATATTCATTAGAAGTATCGTTCTTCCGATCACTAACGACAAGTTTAATTACTCCTGCTTCACCAACAGCAGAAAGATCAGGAAGTCCAAGAATAGAAGATGATTTCAAAATCTTTTGAAGTTGCTCTTCTTGAAGAACAAAACAAACATCCTCAGAAGGCAATTTCATCTCACGATCTGGTGGTGCAATAATTACACTAGGATCTGAAAAGAAATACTTGGAACGATTTGCTTTTCCTTCTTTGATACTTGCATAACTCTCTTCACTAGACACATCAATATCAGGATCTTTATAAAGACCAACTGTATTCAAGAATTGAGGCAAATCATAGATTGCAAAATCCTTTGGAATATATTCTTCAATTTCAGCTTCTGCCAATACATTTTGCATTGGAGAAATTGTACGAAGTTTCCTGCCTTCTTTGAAGGATAGAGACTGATTGATTGAAGTAAAGTTTTGAAGAATTTTGATTGTTTTATCAGAAAATTTCATCGTTCATTATAAGGTTGAGTAGGTTCTTTATGAAGCCCTGCAAAGTGATACAGAAGAATGCAGTAGTGGATTGCTTTCAGTATATCCATCTTAGATTTGCCATTCTTCTTTCCAAAGCGTGAAAGATATTTGATTGCATTGGATCGTGTAAAAGGTTCAGCATCTCCAATACTTTCAATCAAATCTAGAGTTTGAGTTTTTGATTGTTCCGAAGTATAGTGAGAACTATACGTACTCGCAAGATACTCTTCTACTACCTTGAGTGTTAGATCCTCATTATATTTCCAAAAACCGTTGTCAGACATCTCCATCATAATAAAGTCCAGTAGGCATTATAGCACAAAAAAAGGGGATTGAAAATCCCCCCTTCTATTATATTTTTTTAATAATGTATCCTAAACTTTGTAGGTATTCTATTGCTTGATTTTCTGTTCCACCAAATATTCTATTTTCACAATTTTCAGATCTAGTAGACCATCTCAAGTTTTCCACTCTATTATCGTGTCTAACTCTATTGATATGATCAACTTGTTCTTTATTCTCGGGATTTGGTAAATACTTTTCAGCAACTAATCTATGTCCTTCAATAGATTTTCCATTTATACTATAAGAACGATAACCCATTTTTGTTATCCATCCTTTAAGTAGGGAACATTTTTTCTTTTTAATTGACCATACCTCACCGTTAGGTTTTACATAATAATCTGCATTTTTGTATGTTCCTTTTTTTCCAGTATTCCAAGGAATATTTCCTTTAGGATTTCCTTTTCCAGACATAGTATTACCAAACTACTTTTAATTATTTATAAAAATTAAGTAGTTTGGTAATAATTTAAAATATACCTGGAATAATCTGCCCAGTCAATGCATAAGCACCTACAGCGGCAATAAAACCTAACATTGCTAGGCGACCATTTAGTTTTTCTGCTTTTTCGTTATGGGTTTGGTACACACCGTTTTCCATTTGATCTAGTACTCCTTTATCAATGTACATAGTTGGTTCATTGGCAAACATGTTTTGTTGGCCAAATTCATTTGATGTTACAGTCATCAATGATTTGTAACGAATTACAACAACATTATATAGGAAATATAAAGAGTTGTCAAGCCTTCAGTTGACTAAACCCTTTAACTTTTTGGAATTCCAACACATTCTCAAATTTCTCATGCAATTCGTTTTTATGAGATATGATAAAGATATTAGCATCGCTAACTACATATCTGATAATTTTAAAGAATTCATCTGTTCCCAATCCATCAAGAGAACTATCAAATACCTCATCCATTATAAGAAGATTTGTCGAAATGCTATTTTTTAATCTTGCAATTTCTCTCCAAGTAAACAGTAATGATAAATCAATCCTCATCTTTTCCCCTTCAGAGAAGGAAGGATAAGAAAAGTTTTCATGAATTGGCGTTTGAATTTTTTCATTAAATTCTTCATCTAAAGTAAAGTTGATGAAGAAGTCCATCATTTGCAAATACTTATTAACTTGCTGATTAATAAGTGGCAAATACTTTTTGATGATACTACTCTTTACTCCATCATCTTTTAGTAGAACATTTGCTTGAAGATAGTATCCGTAATCTTCTTTAAGCTGTTCTAGGTCTGTTAGTATTTGTCTCAGATTAGATTTATATTCACTTAATTTTTCATGCTCAGTATTTCTGTTTTCAAGTCTAGTGGTAATAGTTTGAATTTCTTTTTCAAGAGTTGATCTTGATTTGTTTGAGTTAGAAATACGAATGTTGATCTGAGAAATTTCATTTTGTAGTTTAGTAATCTCCCTTTGAAGTCCGAAGAATGCTTGTTCACGTTCTTCTTCTTTTTTGATCGTATCTTCAATTTCCTGAAGATTACTTTCATAAGAACTTAGGACTTGCTGGAGCTCGTCTATTTTATTTACACGAAACGTTTCTTCAATCGTTTGTGTGCAGGTTGGGCAAACCGAATGCTCTTTGAAAAATTCCAGATCATCACCCGAGTTTTGTTTCTTGTTTCCAATCTTACCTTTGAAAGTTCCAAGTTTACGAAGAGTATCTGAAGCATCTGCATACTGTTCTACTTCCTGTTGCTTGTCTTGAACTTTATGTAAAAGACTGGAGATACTTTCATTGTACTTGGAAACTTCCCTTTCACATTCAGTAATTTGGGTTTGTTTATCTTTGATATCATTCTGTCCAGTCTCTTCAATTTGTTTGATAAAGTTTTGCTGCATGATAATTTTATCAGCAATCCCTTCTTTTTTCAATTCCAAAGTCTTAACAGTTTCTTTAGCATCTTTAATTTTATTTTTCAAGATTTCAGACATTGAAGAAAAGACTTTAATGTCAAGAAGATCTTCAATCACTTCCCGTCTGTGAGCAGCAGGCAGTTGCATAAAAGGAACAAACGATGCACTACCAAGAATAACAATCTGAGTAAATGATTTATAGTTTAATTTGAGGATATTATTTTCAAGCATCTTCTGCTGATCTTGTGCAGAAGCATCCTCATTCATCTTCTTACCATTTTGATAGATATCAAAAATTCCAGGTTTAATGCCACGAATAACTTTATATTCGTTTCGATTTACATTAAACTCAATCTCAACAACACAATCCTTTTCATTTGATGAATTGATGATTTGATTTTTATTAATCTTTCTAAATGGTTTATTAAACAAAGAAAAACACAAGGCATCAAGAATGGTTGATTTTCCAGCACCATTCTGCCCAACAATCAGTGTGTTAGTGTTTTGATTTAGTTTAATTGATGTGAACTGGTTTCCTGATGATAGAAAATTTTTATAACGAATTTCTTTGAACTCAATCATTATCAGATCGTGGTGGAATTACAATGTCATCTTCAGTGATTATAGTATATCTTATTCCCGCTTTTTCACATGCTGCGATTGCAACCGTATCATTGACTTTGATGACATCCATTTCTGGACAACCATCTTCTTCCATTAGCAAAGCATATCTTACAGCATCATCTTGTTCCTCAAACAAAAATACAACCTTTTCTCCAAACTCATCCTTTACCGCATATGCCCCTTCGTCTTCTAACCCCTTGATTGTAATGATATACATTACATAACCTCACACGCTTCCTGATAGATATTTTTGATTAGACTTTTGATCTTAGATTTATTTAGATCTGTCTCCAAATCATCAACATACTTATCAAGAAGCGTCATGGTGTCTTCTGTTTGATTGACAATCTCGTCATCAAAAGAAATATTATCTACTTTTTCTACAATTTTTACATCGTAAGGATTGACTTTCATTAGAGCATCCAAGAAGCGATCATACTCTTTCTCGTTACTTTTTTGTTTGACGACAACCTTGACAATTTTATTTGTGTAGTCTGTAAACTTAACTAACTGCCTAGGAGTATCATTATAGTAGATAATCTCATAAAGTGTAAAGGGATTATCAATTGCCTCTAACTCAAGAGTTTCAGTATCAAAGATATGGAAACCTCTAGCGTCATTCACGTCATTCCAGAACATTTGGTATGGATTGCCTAGGTAAAAAATTCTACCGTTATTAGATCTGGTATGGTAATGACCAGAGAATACACGATCAAATTTTTCATAAGGAAGAATGTCTGCACCATCTTC